AGAGTAAGAGATTCGAACTCTTGGAGCGTTTTACCGCCCTCTGGTTTTCAAGACCAGCGCTTTAGACCACTCAGCCAACTCTCCTTTTTAAAGTGTTGGTGGGACGACGAGGGTCACCACCAGCACTGTTATGCTGCTATACTAAGCAACACCTTACGTTCGTATGTATAATCAACTGATTTACAGTTGTACTGTTTAGACACTTGTTTAAGTGTCTTTTTACATACGTCAGCTACAGTATCTTTCTTAACGAATCGTTTTCCAGCAAACTTGGATAATGGATAACCAATTGTCATTGGATCCATATTTGGATATGTTCGGACTCCTCCGCCCATATCTATCATAGGCACAATCAATGCCTTTTTACTGTCATACGGTAATACTGTTTTGTCATATATCGAAATTACGACATCTCGAAAATGTTCAAGAGCTTTATCTCGCTCTTCTTTCCATGGTTCAAGGAATTCGTTCTTAAATAAATCCATTTCATCACATGGTGCTGGGTTTTTACGTACCCACTTTGCAAGTTTATGCTGAGCTAATCGCTCCATAAAGTTTGCACTTCCAATACGTTTGATAACAACTCGTTCGCTCATAACTTTAGTTTCTGATGGAACGTCAAAGTAATCTACACAAGCACCCCAACTCTTCATACGCTCTTCATAGTTCTTACATTTACCTTTAGTAAGCATGTACCATGGTTGTTTCTTTGAACGTACACAGAAGTGAGCTTTCAAGTATGCTTTACGATTGTTCTTTACTGTGTTATATATAACGTTTGGGTCTGATATGTTTGGTTGCAAATTCTTATCCATTTTGATAATGATTTAAATAGTTACGTTCTAAGGCGCTATTTTCACCTCTGCGGTGAATTGTCCTGGAAACGTATTAAAACGCCTCAGAAGGCCTCTAAATGGCCTTAAAATGAAAGTATAGACAGCCTCGAACTGTCGCATAAATGCTGGTCCTTATACACCATATACTTGTGCCGATATTATACTGCTAAGTCCATAGAGAACTTTTCTGCAATATCATCAGTACATGTTATGTTAGTATTGTCGTTAAACTCCTTGAGCTTAGCGTCAAACTTATTTGCCTTCAACTGACTCTCCTTAACGAGAGATGCAATCTTTGCTGAGGTAAAAGACTCTGTCTTACCCATATGCTTCTTACCCTTAGATGCCTTCTCAGAAGGATTAATGGTAGGAATCATCTTAAGCTGAGCGATAGCCTCCTTAGCTTCACCAGCTGCAAAAATAGCATAGTTATTGGTCTTCTTAAACTCCTCATAGTTGAACTCTGTAATACCCATATTGAGCAACATAAGCATACATTTAATGATAATACGCTTCTCACTCATCTGTGTAATTTCATTGTACAAACCATTGAGGTCGTAGCCAGAACCCTGGCCTGCTGCAATAGCCTTCTTAGCCATTATGTTTTCCGCACGAATAATCTTCCAATACTTGTTAATTGTAGTATCGAGATTCTTACGGATATTGATGATCTTTGCTGAATTCAATTCAATTGATTTATTCTTACTCATAATTAGATTTTGATTAAAATTAAAAATACAACTAATATGAATTCGAGAGATCATTTACCTACACTTGCTCATAGCTTGGAATCGAACCAAGTTTACTTAAAGTTAATCCGCGAGGTGCGCCTCCCGCAGGAAGCACACCCCAATCCCCTCGGGGAAATGGATAACTGTAAATAACCAAGTAACGATAATCCGAATTTAGAATCATCATACTTCATTGTTATCTTTCGTAAATGTTCGTTATGAAGCACTTTCCCTCGGGATTATGCTTCTATATCCTCAGATATATTACTTACATTTTACGAAATCCAACAAATCCATAATCCAACCCTATATTCAGTGGATCACCATTACTATCTATGAAAGGAATTGTTTTCTTAGTACCGTTGATGTTGATTACTATTTCACGTGGCTTTTCTGACGCGAAGATACCACCAGGACAGTCTTGGGCCGAACCCGGGCCTCCCTCGGGAGACAGAGCCTTTTGGTAACCCTCGCTCTTCTGAGCTACATGAGCCCAGCAATCATATAATCGACGTACAACATAGTCATAGTCCTTTGTACGGACTGACTTCTTTACTACTTCAATAGATAAACCATTGAGAATAGCTTTATTGTTAAGGCCGCTTGATAAATCTACCAAAGCGTCCCACACTTTCAAAGCAAAACTATCAAATGGAATTTTGTCCTGACAGCCTAATAACTGATTCCACCAACGCACAGATGTCTTTCCAAGAACAATAGTACCATTATCTTGGATTGTACAAATCTTGTACTTTTCTGCATCGTCTGCGTTGTCAAGTATCTTTACAGACACTTTGGAATCAGTCATTAGAACTTGCATTAACAGTTTGCTTGCATCAGATACAAGCTTCTCCATATGTTTAGTCCTCTGTGATTGTTACGGTTACACCGTTTGCTGCATTAGTGCTTGCAGCCATCTCGTGATTGTAATCATCGAGCTTCTTAATATTACCAGTAATTGCATTCTGAAGAGACTGCACCTCCTTATTGAGGTTAGCCATAAGCTCCTCAATACGGCTGATTTCAGCCTGATTTGCAGCATTACACTGCATAACCAACTTCTCTACGTCAGAGAAGATGATACTCTTGTCACCACGAAGAGCCTTAGAAACAGCGTCTTCTGTTACCTGACCAACCTTAGACAAATCTGGAGAGATTGGCATTGCTACCTCACTCGCCTGATCATCCTTGTTGATGAACACTACTGGAGAACCAGTGATGTCGTTACCGAGCTGAATGCTCACTACGTCATAGCCCTTAACGAGATAACGCTTTGTTGCGCGATTCGTTGTGAGCTCAACGTTGCCATCCTGCTCAATCTTACGCTTCTTCTCGTCGAAGTTAACAGCGTTCTGACGTGCCTCTGGGCGATAATACTGACAGCCAAAGTTCTGGCCTACGATTGAGAGTGACTTACGATTGTTTGCTACTACTGATGCTTTTACAGTTTCCATAATTTTTCATCCTTTTTGACATCGTTTTTGATAAACCAACGATGAAATTAATAATATTTTTTATGCTGAATACAGCTTTATAAAAACATTACTGCCTCGCTGGGTCTGAATGCTGTGAAAAAATCAACTTCAATTGCTATTCTAATGGGAAGCACGCTTCCAATTTTAACTGTTACATTTCTATATTCCTCTAAGTGAAGCTCAACTCATGTAACGGGAATCCAACGGTAGGATTAACTTAGCCCATCATTAAAATTGTTATCTTAAGCTTTGAATGTTGAATGTGCACACTCAAGTGCAATGATTTATGTAATTCATTGTTTAATTCTAATAAACAATATGTGAAGTATACTATTCTGTATCCGTCAAAGTCTCTGATGATTCAGGATTCGCGGAGGGTTACAGTGCTGAGATACAGATGTAAGTTTCCACATACGATTGACCCACAAAAACTTTGGTAATTTCTTCTCGTACTTTCCACATACTTAAAAGTAACTACCGACGATTGTTACTTCACCACAGATAATCTCTTATGTTAGTATTCATTCTTATACGCGGAATACATAACTTGCGTTTCATTATCGAACTATCTCACCTTCAGGGGGATCACAGATACTACGGCTGTTTTTACTATTGGATAAGCTTCCTCATTTGTTTTTAATCTCTCATTTCTTCGAGACAGTGCACGAACACTCGGGAATTTAACCCTATCATTACCCTTGTCACCCACAACATTCCTTTTTAATACACCGAGACAGGATGTATTAATGAGTCACTAACTCCCTATCCTTATTACAAGGACGTACTTAAGTTCTGTTGCTGCCCATCAGTTTACTGATAACTGCTCTATAGTTTATAGACCACATCGATTGCACTCTCTGCTTCTCTAACGACTATTCTGCATAATTATTTCAAAGTTACGGTTGGCACTCGGATTTCCGACTCAATTTCTTTCTTACAACGAAAGGGGTATATCTATCGGGGGACATCCATTTTTGTTAAACATGTTTATTTTCTCTCTAACTCTCTTTTCTTAATACTTATCTATAGCTATATACTTACTCATATATAATATACCAGCTTACTACTCTGTAGAGACTATATAATATTGTAAATATAATGCAAAGCACTAATACTTGTAGTTGTTGAAGGTTGACGGATCTTTCATTACCATTGGTAATATGGCATTCGGAATCAGGTCTACCTAATTAAAGTTCGTTCCCAGTATCGCCTCTGAGTGCGGCTAACATGATTGTAACGTAATCATCGCGTAGAGGAATCGTTTTTATCGACACTCCCAATGTACCACTTATATCTTCACTCCACCCAAAGAGCTGTGTACACTCAAATCAGACTTTGACCGCGGCCTCGTTTCGCGTAGCATTTCTGCATTCAGGTATTGCCCAACCTGCTAGTCATTTTACTTTTATATCCCGCATAAACGACCAAAGCCTGGCGGACGTACTTCTTCATATATCAGACGTTTTACCCCATCCCTGGACCCTAAGGTGACCCAAAAGGTAACTGAATCGAACAGTCGGGACTTACATAGTCAGCATAGTTACGGTATACTTCGTGGGTATTATCCCTTCACGATATTGTTATACTCCATACATTTTTTCACTCCTTCATACTCTACTTTGGTGGTAGAGGAACACTGAGCTGGGTTTTAGTAGATACTTCTATAATAGAATTTGGCCTTGCCTTCATATAGCCATACCATGTACTATATTCTTCGGGGTTTTTTATTATAGTTTCATCTCGTGTAACGTTCTTGTATACATAGTATCATAATATACATTTCCGATACGGTATCAGTATTGTGTGATTGTCAACTCACAACTTACGTGTCTTCTCATATTTCCATCACCAGACGGTTCTCATTTCCATATGAATAGGGTTTGATACAACACTCTCCCTAATACAAATAAGTTTTTCACACTTAAATGTCTTCCATCCTATCTTTTGGGTTTCTCACGCTTTGAGAGCGCTAACATATTTTCGGATCAAGTTAATTTCGTCTCTAAGGCTAATGAGACCTTATATGAGACTAATGTGCTGCTCCTGCATACTAAGCGCATAGCTTACAATATACAGGAGCGCCGACTATATACGGTATACACTCGGTTCTTTTATTCTGATACTACGTTTGTAGAATCATGGGAGGTTTCCCAACTCCCCTTCGGTATTGTTATACTAAACGCTGGGAGATACGGAGTCTCAGCTTTAGCTTCAGTACGAACCTTTACAACGTACTTGAATTTTGTGTTAGTTACTTGGACTGTATCGTGTTTTACAACTTGTGTAAACACAGTGTCCTTTTTAGCTTCTTTCTCAGTGTTACTCTGATTCAAGAAAAACGGAGCTGGTATTGGTTTCATCGGCTCCGCATGCACCACCATATTTCCAGGTAATGGTGGTGGTCCTGATTTACTCACAGCAAGGCAGACGCCGCTAAGAGCGAATGCCATACTGCAGAGAAATGTTGTTAATTTTTTCATCTTTGATAGATTTACTCGCCTTTCAAAACTTTGTAAGCCTTACCAATACGACTACCAACTTCGCGATTTTTTTCTTTGGCAGTCTGAATTAGTTTTTTGACTCTTCTGTCTTTTCTGGCTCATCTTCCTTCTTAGGCTCTTCCTTTGGAGCTTCCTTAGGTTCCTCTTTAGGTTCCTCCTTAGGCTCCTCAGCTTCACCTTCCTTCATAAAACGCAGTTCAGGAA